GCGACAACACGGGGGAGTTGCCATACTTGTGGATGCGTTCAGTCAGCTCAGGGTGCTTGTCGCGCATCGCGCAGGCTTCGTTAAACACCTCCCGGGCTTGCTTCATTGCCGTGGCGGCACAGTACACGCGGGCGGCGAGTTCACCATCGGCGATCAGGTGAAGGAGTGCCAGGCCCGCGCAGAGGCCCGTCTTCCCATTTTTTTTCGCCACCTCTAAAAAAACCCTGCGGTAGCGGCGGGAACCATCGAGCCGCTTCCAGCCATAGACGATGAATAGGATCGCCCGCTGCCACGGCATTAGCTGGATCGGCTCGGTCTGAGCGGAGGGAATGCAGTAGGTGCTGAGGAACTCGATGGCATATTGACCGGCGACTGGGTCGAAGCGGATGTCGGTGCGCTTCAGATCAGCTACGTGACGCCGGATCGCTTTCTTGATCCAGGGACCTACAATCACAGAGCCGTCGAGGACGCCATCGATGTACTCTTGCGCCGTGGCAGTTATTGGGAGCATGGTGTGCACCCCACTTGCCTCAGCCCGACACCCCCTGCAAAAGTTCCCATACCTATAAGGGCGGAAGTCGGTTCATGTAATTAGTTGTTAAGCGGTGGTCTACACGCACAAAGGACCCCACCTTGTTCGGGTGGGGTCCTTTGGGGTTTGGCGCGGATTAGGCGGTGGTGTTGAGCTGGACGACGGCCTCGCCGAGCAGGATGCGCTGGTCGGTGCGGCGGTAGCCGAGGATGACGGTCTGGCCGTTGAGGGCTGCGACCTGGTCCAGGACCTTGATGCGGATGTTGCTGTCGTCACGGTCACCGATGGTTGCGAACGCCTTGAAGTCCCCAAACATCCACGAGCCGGAGACGGCGGGAGACGCAACGTACACCGGCATCTCGGCGGAGAAGGCGACCGGGTACCCGAATAGGCGGGCGTCACCGGCAGTGCCGAACGTGATGAACGTCTGGAACTGCGACGCGGCGATCTGGGCCTTGAGCAAGCGATTGAATTCCTGGCGGTTCACCAGGAAGGATGCACCGACATAGTACGCGCGGTTCAGGCTGCCCATGACGTCGATGATCGGGTTAATTCCCAGGGTGGCCGCACCCGCCGTGATGGATGCGCCGGTTGCCGTTGTGCCGTTGCCCAGGTAGCCTTGCGGCTGGCCGGAGCCGTTGCCGTTCACGAAGTAGTTCTCTTCCTTCACGCGGATGCTGCGCTGGAGGTCCATCGTGATGAAGTCTGAGGCAGCCTTCGAGTCGGCCAACAGTTCCCAGGAAGCATATACCGAGTCGCCGACCACATAGCTGGCGAGGGTTGTGGTGTTGAAGGTGGGGGCGTTGGTGGCGAAGGCGTTGGTGCCGGTGGAGTTGCTCTCGGCCTTGAGGGCCGCAACCGTCTTGGCTGCCTGGAACGGCAGATTTAGGTTCATCTGGGTCGTGATTACACGCGAGAGGCTGCGTGCGATCGTTTCCTCGATGGCCATCGCGGGAATGCTGGGATCCGTCTCGATCGGGACCAGTGCTCCACCGGCGGCGGTTGAACCGGACTCGCCGAGCGATGCGTTCTGGATGAGGAAGCGCTCGTGGTCGGCCTTGCTGCGTAGCGAAGCCCAGAATCCCTTGACGTACTCGGGAGTGGCGGATGCCATCGGTGTAACCGAGCGGTAGCCGCCCATGGCGAAGAACTTGGTGGCGGAGGCATCGGCGATAACTACCTTCTCGCGGGGTGCGCCGACTTCACGCCGACCATTCTCGATCGCGGTCATGCGTGTGATGCTGGTGTTGATGCCATCCAGCTCGGTGGTCATCGCGGTGAAGGCGGTCTCGTCGGCGGCGGACAGAGCGGTCTTGGTGTCCACAGCGTTGCGCAGCATCTTGTCCTGCGCGTCGAGGATCTCTTTCTTGCGGGTGTTCAAAACTTTGAGTGCCATGTGGTTGTTTCCTGGGAGTGCGATGTTACCCTCACCGCTCATCGGAGTGGATAGGTACGCGGCTCGCTGAAGTGGACTCGTAGGAGCCTGTTCGACAGAGCATCTACACAGGGGTTATTTATGCGAATTAGGGTCTGCCGTGACGCGGGTGCTTGGCATAGATTGCGTCTTTCCACGTGTCCCAGGTTCCGTTGGAGTGCCATCGGGCGTGGGTAGCCACCTGTTCCGGGTGCTGGTTGTACACAAATAGGTGCTCGCGGATGGGCAATGCTATGGCCCCTGACTCCAGACACGACCAGTTGAAGTCCCAATCAAAAAAACCGATGTCACAATATCCGCCGACCTTCTTCCAGATGGCCTTACGGATGAGTGCTGTGACGGGTATCATGCCTGATTCGGTGTAGACAACATCTGCACCTGTAGACTCCATCAACGCAGCCGTCTTCTCGACATATGTGGGTAATAACAGGTCATCGTCGGAGAGCATGATGTAGGCATCGCAGTCACTATCGTCGATGACTGAGTTCAGGCGAGTAGCCAGACTGGCATCTGACGGTAGGAAGGTGACGCCGGGATGCGGCGACGACATGACGTTACCCGTTACCACGATCTGGTCGGCCTTGCGAGTCTGCACATCCAGAGAGTCCAGGGCGTCGGCAAGGAACTCTAGCCGGTCGTGCGTCGGGATTACGATGAGGACCTTCATTAGTGGTGTGGGGGACGGGGCGATGCCTCATCTGGATCTGGCGGCGGATCGTACCAGTGCCTCACGCCGCCTTCTTGGCTAGGAACGCGGCTAAACCTGTCTTCTTCGGTTTCTCCACAATTACCTTCGAGCGGTCGGCGGGGTTCAGGGCGAACTTACTTGACAGCGTAATCATCTGTGCCGTCTCGCTGGCTGTCATCGCGGGTTCGCGGGCGTAGAACTTAGCGGCAAGGCGAACCAGGACACCAAACATCAAGCGGTCGGACTCCTTGAGAACGCCTGGGCAACACTGCTTCGCAAGTTCCTTCCATGCTAGCTTCTCGGCCTTGGTCAGGGACTTCGGCGGACTGCCAATCGAGCGGGCGTTGGTGGGCTCGTTCGGGCGCTGACGATCCTTGTGTGTCAGGAAGCCGCCACGCGCGTCGAGTATGTCGGTGGGTGTCCGATTGCGTCCCATACTCAGAGGTTAGAAAGTCCGAACGCCTTGACTTTAATAGCGGTTATGTGTAGAAAAACCTGCGGCACCGGGCACGCGTCGATGAGGGCGTAGAGAATGAAGGCCCCACGGGGTAGGCATCAACGACGTGGTGTGACCACCGCCCCCGGCGGGGTTATAAATGATTGATTTTATTGGAGTGATTGCATTGTCTCTTCGACGCGGCGATGCTGTAGACGACGTGCACACTCATCACCGGGTGTATCCATGACGATCACGGTCGCGCCTGCATCACGCATCATGCTCACAACGGCAGCTTCCGGGCTGCGAACGATGAGCCAGCAGTGGTTGGTGCTGTATTTGGTGGCCTCGATCCAAGCATCACGATGAGCAAGCACGGAACCTATGGCACCTGGAAGGAACTGGTGCAGTGGCAAGCCGGTGATGTCTGCCATAACAACGTCGTAATCCCACGTTAAATCGTTCGGCGCTTTAAAACGTTCAACGTAAGTCGTCTTTCCGCTACCCGGCTGCCCACACACGACGGTGGTGTTGCGGCGATCACCTACATCAACCAACTTCGTTCCGCGCTTGCCTGACCAACCAACTTCAACTGCAGTCTTCTTTGAGTGACACGTATGGCACAGACCTTGCAAGCGATCTGGATCATAGAAGGCATTGACACCGAACTCGTCCAATACAAGGCGTGCTGACAGGATGTGGTCAGCTTCTGTTGCTGCCTCGTGTCCGCATGACTGGCACAGGATGTCACGTCGCAGCACGACTAGACGGACCGTTCGCCATCGCTTGCATCGATACAACGCACGCACGGGATCATCCGCACGATAACGGTCAAACAGGCGGTTCTGCACTTTCTTGGTGTCCTGGTGACGCTCACAGTAGCCGTTACCAATTGCCCGCGAATTGCAGGACCTGCAAATTGTGGTCGGTGAGCTAGGCAACATAAGGCCTTAACTGCACTCGCACGAGTGCGAACGCGACATGATCGCGGCGAACCAGTGACAGCAACGCATATATCTCGCGTGGCTGCCAGCCAAGGGTGATAAGTCTGTGGATGAGTCGGAACATCAGATCACGCCACCTTTCGTGGGGTTGTCGGCAATAGTTTCAACGAGTGTGACCGGAGCGTGAAACTGCCAGGCATCGATGACTTCGACGGCGAGAGCATGTTCTGAATTACTTGCATCCACGTAGGCATCGCGGATATGCTCAGCGTCGGGAAAAAGACTCGGGCACAATGCAAGCTGCGCAGCACGCTGGTTGGGAGTCAGGCGCTTGACGTAGCCCATCTTGTTGTCCTGGTCCTTGCGGGCGTACTGCAGGCTCATGCTGACAAACCTCCGACTGCGCCACCGTCGTCGTACCGCGCGATCTGCTGGTTCAGTACATCAGCCATTGTGGGCTGACCTTCAACGCGGTCCTACAT